TGTAATGCTTTCTTTTTATTAAACCACAAACCATTCATAACTATTGTGTTATGTGTATTTGTATGTTCCAAAATATATCTAGGTATTCCTATTATACTTCTGTCTTTGAATAATCTCCATCCAGGTTTAGAATCAATTAGTAATCTCATAAGTCGTATGCATCTTCCCCTGTTGTCATTGTTTCTTTTAGTTCTGCTCTTTCATCAGGGTCTAACGCAGTGTGAGGCCCGATTTTTAGTGTGTCCCAATTCATCTCTGATACGAAAGTTTCTGCTTTTCCATTTCTCATTTTATCACATTTGAACTTTATACAAGGTTCTGCATCACCCCAATGTTGCACACTATAAGCTGCATCTACAGCATCAAGAATACCTTTGGAGAATCTAGCCTCACCTTTTTCATTTGTTTGGAAAGCAGAAAGAACAAGAATTTGATTCTCCTGCGCAAGAGATTTGAGACCTTTTGATATCTCAATTTGTTCAGTCCAATCATATTGACCTGAACGACCCGGGGCGTTATGGCGTCTAATTTGGTTTAGATAGTCTACTATTACTATGCCTAAATCAGGCAGTTGTGCTGCTTTTTGTCTTACTGTGCTAATGATTTTAGCAAGAGTAAGTGCAGGGTCATAAAAAACATCTACTTGAGGTTTATCTTCCAAAGGATTACGAGTAAGTTGATAATGAAACTTATCAAAATCTCTATGTCCTTTGAACTCTTCTAAACACTCTCCACCGCCTTCAAAACGGTTAGCCCACCACTCGGCGACCTTGTCCCACTCCAAAGGAGATAGATTTTTAGTCTTGATTCGATTAGTAGGTACACCTGTAGCGACAGCACAGATTCTTTGCAGAATTTGTCTACTGTCCATCTCTATAGTAAAATAGAGAACAGATTTATTTCTTTCATGAGCTGCGTTTGCAATATTACAACAAGTAAAGGACTTACCTCCACCTCTTTGTCCGCCAATAACGACCAAGTCTTTGGGAGAGAAAGTATAGTCTAAATCATACTCTTGATTCAGACCAAGCGGCAAGAACTTCTTCAAGTCCTCTTCGCTATCAAATAACTCAATCGTATCCATACTTTCATTGTCGGTAGATGTTTCTACCTGGTCTTCGACTTGAACTACAATTTCTTGTAATAGGTCAATGTTCTCACGAGCATCGCCTATCGCAATCTGATGTTCTACGAAGTTTTCGACTTTGGATAGTATTTCATTCTGAGTGAATTGATTCTTTAAATAGTCCAACAATATATCTGCTGGAACTTCAGTTTCGACTGTTTCTATGGCATAAATCTTCTCTTGAAGTTCTCTAGAACGAACTTCTAGTTTAAGGTCTTCAAAAGTTGGTAATGCATGATACTTATGTACATGTTTGTCTACGATCTTCCACAGTTTACGGTACTCACCTTCTGGGAAATAGTGTTCCTTGAGGCTATTCCATGCCCCAAATTCACTGTTCATAAGTATTTGCTTAAGTAATGCCGATTCTAAAGTCAAGTTGTCTCTCCCAAAACAAAAAAGCGAGCAGACCTAAAGAAGCCCACTCGCTGAATTTAATAGATTATTAACCTATTTCTTTTCTAGCTGCACCGTTATAGTCCGCGCACTGTAAGCCTCTTCGAGTTAGCATTGTTTTAACGCCTCTAACTGTTTTGCCGATTTCGTCAGCGATTTCTTCAACAGTCATGTCATTAATTTCAACATCTGCTAATGGGTCAGCTTTGCTTGAACCTTTAGTATGCTCTTGTTTTGGAATAGCATTGATTTCGCCTGCTCTAAGTAGGGATAATGCTTTACCTCTGATTGAGTTAACGCTTCTGCCTAAGCCTTCTGCGATGTCCTCTATGAAAGCTCCATCGTTTACCATTGAGATAAACTGGCTTTCTTCGTCCTCACTGTAAGTTTTTACAGTCTCAACTTTAGGAGCAGGTTTAACATGCTCTGTAAGTTGCATTGAAAGGATTTTACCTTGAATTGATTTTGCACTAAATGCTCCACCTTCAAAGTTTGAAGCAATCTCTGCGTATGTGTATACACCTGAGTTATCAGTTACAAAGTTGCTTAATGTTGCTTCTTGCTCATCTGAGAATGATTTTGAAGCGTTTGCTGATGCTAATTCTACATCATAACCCATTTTTCTAAGCTTTGAACTTACACTTCTTACTGAAGTTTCTAGTTCGTCAGCAGCGTCTGCTACCATAGCTTGAGAAACTGGGCTTTCGTTCCCAACAAAATCTACTAATTGTTGAGTTCTTTCATCTGTCCATTTTGGTAATGCCATTTTAATTTTCTCCTAAAAATTTATTTAAATTGCTTATTATTTGAACACCTCGGTCACGAGCTGTTTGTGTTTTTGCTGATTCAATTCCGCTTTCATTCACTAGAATAGAAACTTCCTTGGTCAGCGATGTTTTAACGATATATCCAAACTGATTTAATACTTTTTCTGCGTGAGCTTTAGTTGGATAAGATTTTAACTTACCACTGATACAAACAACGCCATTGACCTCTTTCTTCTTACTAATTAAATTATTCCATTTGAAAGGTAATATTGTCTTGTAATCACTAGGGTAGTATTCAGTTTCTAACCACTTGAGTAAGTTGGCTGTCGCTTTTGGTCCGATACCTGCTTCAGTACAGCTTTTCTCGCTGATATCTTCAATGTGAGATATCTTATTGCATAATTTTTGAGAAGCCGACCGACCAATAAGGGGTATGCTGAAAGCTGGTATTAAATCGACCAACTTAGCACTCTTAGACTTTTGTATTTCATCAAAGAGTTTTACTGCCATTCTCTCACTACCTAGTTTTTCCTGTATTTCACTAACAGTTAGTTCATAAATTTCGTTATAATCCTGAACTTGTAGTTTGTTTATAGTTGCAGGGCCGAAGCCCTTTATCTTTAGAGTGGAAACAAATGCCTCGACTTTCTTATCCCATTGTGCAGGACACGATGTGTTCCTACAAAATAACTGGTCATTTACAAACTCCAACTTGGTTGAACAAGCTGGACAAACGACTGGTGGGATAATGTCTCTCAATATTTGCCTCTCTCTTAAATATATAATATATTATAGACGATTTTTGGGCATCTGTCAAGAACTAAATTTCGGATGCCACCTACGATTAGACATTAAAATTTTAATCATCCTCGTAAATGTGAGTATCTTCTTCATAAGACCAACGATTCATTAAATAAAACCATATTGCGTGAATTTTATCTAGTAAAGATTTTATCCATTTCATACTTGTATATATCTCCTATTATCCTATCTGCCATTAACTTATGACCTTCCTCTAGTGGATGGTCTCTCGGTCCAAATGGCACCTTCTTTCTTTTACACATATCATAAAAAGGTTCTTCTGATAAACATGGAAGTTCTTTTAGATAGTCTTCCTTTTTCATGTGTGGTACTTGCCAAGTTAAATTGGCTCCTTCTTGTCTTTCTTCGTCTAGGTAGTGAAGCATAGTTTGTAATTGCCCACTAGACATAGTATAAAACAAGTAAGGTATTTGTTTTGCCTCTAAAAAATACTTTGTTGATATCATATGATTTAGAGTTGTTATTAAATTATATTTTGGGTTTCTTACTTCTTTAGCATACCCATTCAATCCTTGCCACTGCTTAAGTGATAAGTCTGGGTGAAAGTGTACTTCACTATCATCTGTTAGTTTCAATGTTGCTCTATTGAATCTGTGCGAAACCCATACAGCACTTCTCCAAATATTAGTAGATAGGTTAAGGAACTCAAATCTATTTGGTCCTGACCATAATATTACTACTAAAGGCATAGGAGTTCTTATCATATCGTCCATTGTAGTTCTCCATATTCTATCATTACTACCACCGACTTTTGAGTTTCTCCAAGTGTCTTGTTTGAAATGACTTCCAACTAGATAAGGGAATTGATCTTTTCCTTCTTTGACTTCCATTCCTTGAACAAAACTACATCCATTCCAATATATCACAATACTTTTACTCCATATTTATTTTGAAAGTCTAATGCCTGTTCCCATGTATTTACTATTGGTTGTCCTTTTATATTCAAACTTGTATTCAATAGCATAGGACACTTCGTTACTTCATACCAACATTCCAGTATCTGTCTTAAATTACTGCCATCATCTTTTACGATTTGTACTCTACTTGTTCCATCTACATGAACTACTGATTTGTAGTCATGCTTTGCTTTTGAAACAAATTGCATAAATTCATTTCCATATCCATCAAAGTACTTTTCATATTCTTCTTCTAGTATTGCTGGAGCAAAAGGTCTAAACTTTTGTCTTCGTTTTATTTTATTGACCTTGTTCTTTACATCATGTCTAGGGTCTGCCAGCAAGGAACGATTGCCTAATGCTCTCGGTCCAAATTCTGCTCTTCCATTTGCAACTCCTACCACCTTACTGTTTAGTAATTCAGCTACTACTTCATTTGGATTTAGTTCTCTAGGTATATTATATCCCCAAAAGGTATGAGTATACTCTAATCTTTTCTTTGTTTTAGCAAGTATACATCCAAGTGCACTACCTGCATCTCCTGGGTTAGGAAATATCCACATCTGGTCAAAGAGTTTTGCAATCTTTGAGTTTGCTACACAGTTTAATGCAACTCCGCCTCCGTATGCAACTTTGTTTCCATACTTTCTTGCTTCAAGAAATATCTGTTCTACTTCATACTCCAATCTCATTTGTGCACTAGCAGCAATGTCTACTGGTTTATTCCAAAACCATTTCTTTAAGGGAAGACCTGTGTGTAAATATTCATCTAATACTTCTCCCATATCTATACACGGTGTTCCAAAAGCTGCCATACCCATTGTTATATACTCATCTTCGTTAGGTTTTAATCCTATCCGTTTCGTTATAGCACTATAAAATAATCCTAATGACCATGGATATTGTTTGCTCCAAACTTTTTCGTGATTTACCCAAATACTTGCTGTATCAAACTCTCCAATAGCATCTATAACTACTGTAACATCTGGTACAAATGGAGCAGTATAGTATGCTGCTGCCATATGACTTTCATGGTGTAATACACACTCTATATCTTCGTAGTAATCTACTTCTTTTTGTCCATAAATTTGTCGCCTTTGATTCTTTAGTTCCCAATCTTCATAGAAGTATTCCTTATCACAAGGTATAGCTCTAAGTTCATGGCAAAGGTGCGGGTCGTTTTTTATTCTACTAAATCTTTCTGATTGCGATGCAAAAAGTAACTTATCATCTTCCATAACAGCGACTGCTGCATCATGAAATCTTTCGCTTATTCCTTTTATTACCATGTTATTTCTCCATAACAAAATATATTCATACTATATCTAATCCCTTTCGTTATTACATTAACATTGTGAGGAGTTACAGCATGAAATATATGTAAGTCTCCCATACCTCTACTCATAGTTTCCCCACTTACTACTAAATCTCCACCCTCATAATCAGATGGATCACTTAGTTGTATTGCACAACTTAGTTTTCTAACTTGTTCTTGTTCAAGCATGGAGTCATTAAATACAATATCTATATG